GGATTCCAAACCATGTCCTAAATGTCAATCTCTCATTTTCAAGATATCTGGATGTAACCAAATGTGGTGTACACAGTGTCATACCGCATTTGATTGGGCAACTGGAAAATTAGAATCAAACATTCATAATCCTCATTACTTTGAATGGCAAAGAAAACAAAATGTAAATAACCAAAATAGACCTATTGAGAATGAGTGTGACAGACAACAAATAACACATAATACTATCAATAGCTTATTTAGCCAAATTAATAAATTTGGGTTGAATAGTAGAAATATTGGAGCTTATGTTAATTCTCCTGCTCCAGAAGTTAATTTTATATATGAACTTATACGAAATGTTATAGAACTACAGAACTCCACGATACTTAGGTTCCGAATGAATTATTTTGAATATAACCAATCACTGCGATTAATGTATTTAGATGGAACAATTGATGAAGAAACTTTTAAAAGTAATGTACAGAAATCAGATAAAAAAATGAGAAAGAATACAGAAATATCACAGGTAATTCAATTTGCTTGTACCGCAACTTCTAATGTTGTTCACAGGTTTATAGAACATATGAATAATACGAGTGTGACCCCTTTTGTGACCCCTTTGATATATATTAATGATTATTTAAATGAGTTGCGACATTTGGCAATTCACTGTAATGAACTCTTTAGAGAGATTTCATTGACTTATGGATGTGTCCAATATGAGTTGAATGACAAATTTAGGTTGTTGTCAAAGAAAAGAGCAACAAATTCAAGAAAAAAAGAGGGAGATGAGGATAATGATGACTCGGACATAGATAATGATATGCCTGGAAAAGAACCAATAAAATAAACTTAAAGACAAATGATATAAATATATGGGTTTCTTAGATTGAAAATGAATGGAACAGTTACATTAAACGCTCATGGGAGTTTTAATATTATGGTTATATTTATTATTTGTTTAGGAGGGTTAGGTATATTATTATGTTTTTGTTGTGGGATATGTTATTTATCTGGATTTTTATATTCCAGAGTTTCAAGAACAGCTTCCTTTGAAGATATTGCCGTGCGTTAATTTTTTTCTTTAAATATTATATAAAATGTTGTCCCGAAGAACAAGAGTTTCATGCCGAGGAAGAACCCGAAGAAACTGCAAATATTCCCGAAAGCAGTGCAAGTATGCCCACGGTCCTAAGAGATCTTTTTGCCGAAAGCGAAGAAACCACCGAACCCGCAGACACTAAATGTCTTTATTAGATATCACTCATTAAAATACTAATTACAAATAACTTATAATAATTGATTTTGTGTAATAAATTATTATAAAGTATTTAAGAAACATTTTGAAATAAATGTCATTTTCTTACAGAATATTCTAAATCCTTTAATTCTTGGATTTTCTAGATTTCCTTCCTTTTCTTTTCTTGTGTGTTCTCTTCTTTTGTGTTCTTTTCTTTTTTGATTGTCTTCTTTTTCTTGTTCCACCAGTCTGTAATAGTTCTGTTTTAGGATTCCCCATAGACCAGTTTTTTAGTTTTGCAATAATAGTTCCAAGTCCCTGGGTAAGTTTATCTTTTAATCCAGGTTTAGTAACATCATTACCAACCGCACCAACAAATTGATTTAATGCATCCATTGAAGATATCTCTGAATTTTCATTATCTTTCGCACCAAATCCCATGGAAGGAATTCCAAATTGTTCTGCTGATTGCTCTTTTTCTTGTGTAGGTACTTCTTGAGAAAAATTATTTTGTGGTTCTTCCACCGGAGAGAAACCGGTATTAGAGTATGGAATATCTGAAGGTTCCTGTTCTTGAGGATAAACCCCTGGTTCTTGTTCTTGTTCTTGTTTTTGTTCTGACCCAAACCCTTCATAAGATGAAAATGGTTGTTCTGGAATAGTTTCTTCAGGATTCTCGTAATTCTCTCCATACCCATAGGATGCGTTTGGGTTTTCATAAGGTGCTGCTTCGCCATATCCTTCACCTCCCCGATGATACTTTTTTTTGTGTGTGTTTCTCTTTGTGCGTTTTACACGTGGCATATATATATTTAAAATATATTTTAAGTTCTGACTAAATACTATACACCCTGTATAATTACCATAATAATATATAAAAAATGAAATAAAGAACTTACCTATATCACATAACATAAATACTGCAAAATGGAACACGACAATGCTTTTGAATTATTTACAAGAGGACGCAACCTTTTCATTACTGGGCCTGGAGGAACTGGAAAAACAACACTAGTACATCGTATGAGCGAATACCTCAATAATGAGAATATTGAACATAAACTTTGTGCGATGACTGGATGTGCTGCTCTTCTGTTAGGTAAAAATGTTTCTACATTTCATTCTTGGTCTGGTATTGGTCTTGGAAAAGGAACAGTTGAAGATTGTATTAAAACCATAAAGAAGAATAAATTTACAATGATAAGAATACAAAAAACTAGAGTGCTATTTGTTGATGAAATTAGCATGATGTCAAAAAAATTATTTGATATATTTTACAACATAGTCAAATACATCAATCCAAGATTACAAATTATATTTACTGGTGATTTCTTTCAATTGCCCCCAGTGGGTTCCTCTACAGAACCAGATACAAGTGCGTTCTGTTTTGAAAGCGAACATTGGAATGAAATATTTCCACCAACCTCTCATATTCAACTTACACATATCTATCGCCAGTCTGATTCAACATATGTAAATATTCTTCAATCTATTCGCGTTGGAACTATATTACCAGAACACACAACAGTTCTAAATGGAAAAATAGAAGAAAATCTGGATAGTATTGATTTAGAGAGAACTGGTGGAGTACTTCCTCCACGTATTTATCCATTGAAAAGACAAGTAGATAATTATAACTATATGAGGTTCTCAGAACTCACTGAAGAAATAGAAGAATTTAATTATCAAACTGTTACAAACTTGACTACTTATGTGGATAGTGGACTTCCATTGAAAAAAGAGATAATTCAAAAATGTAATAACTTGTCTCCAGCAGCTCAAGAGTATGAATTCAATGCGATCCTTGGAATTTCAAATGGAAAAGAAGCAGTAAAACTAAGAGTTGGATGTATGGTTATGCTAACAAGAAACTTGGACTTGGACCATGGATTGTGTAATGGTTCACAGGGAATAGTAGTTGGATTTACAGAACGCAAAACTCCCATTGTAAAGTTTAAGGATCTCACTATACCAATTGGATATCAAACATTTCAATCAGAGAATTATCCCACTTTAGGTGTTATGGTATTACCTCTCATTCTATCGTGGGCAGTAACAATCCACAAAATACAAGGAGCAACTCTGGATACAGCAATAATTGATTTGGGAAGCACTGTATTTGAATACGGTCAAGCTTATGTTGGATTGTCTCGTGTAAAATCATTAGAAGGATTATTCTTGGAAGGATTCAACCCAAGAAGAATCAAGGCAAATCCAAAGGTTATTGAATTTTATAATAGCAGATTTTGTTAATACCAAACATAAGTAAGATATAAACAAATATAACATATAAACACAAATACATAGCAGGAAAAGGTTTCGATCCTTTGACCCTCTGGTTATGAGCCAGATGCGCTTCCTCTGCGCCACCCTGCTACAATATAAATATTGGGCTTTGTCTTTATATACTTTTTTTTCAAATACTTAATATTTGTCCAAATATACATTACACGCCGATGTAATAAAATAACTTATTTTTATATAACACTCCATGAAACCTGGTAAACCATATGTAACAGAACTACTATTTTGGAAATATGGATCCATACTAATTTGGGTCCTTGTAATTCTTGGATTCTATTTATCTTATAGATTACACAAGTATCTGGAGAGAAAACACCTTCTAAGCACCCAGACAATTCGTACTAATATTGGAGAACCATACCTTATGGAAGATAGTATCTCTCCATTATCTGTAACACTAACATCAGACAGACCTAATGAAAACGGAGGGCTTTCTTATCTAAAAGGTAATACACATAAGAAAAACATAGAAATGATACATGATACATATAAACAGTATGGAATACAGTTACCAAAAGACACTAAAATTATATTTGGTGCTGGAACTACAGTAATGGTTGCCGCATTATACTACGCACTTCAAAAAAAACTAAACAGATCAATTGTTGTTACAACTAATACAAATGTTTTTTATACATTACACAAACATATTACTGAAATAGTACCAAATGTAACATGGAAAACAAACACAACACACGGAGACTTGGCTGTAATTGTCTCTCCAAGTAATCCTCTTGGAATAGTTACCTCTCCTACAGAGTTGAGAGAACCATATAAATTATTTGATATTGTTTATGACAAGAATATATTTACAGGGGTTCATAAGAGTGTAAATGAAGAAATGTATAGAGAATTTGAACACGATGACACAATATACATAACAAGTAGTTTTAGTAAGTTTGGATTGGCTGGTGTAAGATTTGGATACCTATTGACACGCGACCCAGTTATTGCAGAATATTGTATAGAATATGTGAATTATACTTCAGTACGATATCCCACAGCAGCTGGAACAATTACACGAACTGCTTATTACAAGTATTTTAGAAATCAATCATGGCAAGACAACATATATAATACACTTGTATATAGAAGAGAATTTTTTTATAGACACTCTGAGAAGCATGGAATATCTATACTAAACAAAAACAATAAAGATTATGTTCCATACATTTATACAGATAAAAGTGTGGAATGGTGGAAAAAAAAGTTTAATGTGTGTACAAGAAATGGTACAGATTTCAACGACACAGATGAACATAGTAGATTTAATTTAATGATATCTCAAGATGTGTGGGAAGAGTTTGAGAGAAGGTTTATTAGTTAAAAATCAGAATACACTTTGTATGTGTTTTGTATCGTATCGTAAAAGATGTTACTCCTATTACTGGCTAGACGCGCTTTACGATCTAAATAACCAGTAAATCCATATTTATATATTTGATAGGAGTAGTATAGTATAAGTAATACCGATATAAATACCATTGTTTCGTAGTATGAGTTCCGTTTCATTCTTAATGTTATATAATTCACAGAGATAAAAAATAAACTTAAATATAATTTGATATATTTGTGTTTATTCAAAATACTTTTTAATAAACTCACCTGGATTCTATAATTGTTGACAATCTTTTTTAGCTTATAACTTTCATAATTATTATGTATATATATTATATAATGATTAAAACGTTTTCTACTAATTCAAAAACAAAAAGAATAACTATACCTAGGACGTTAACCAAAACACAATCACGAACCAAATCAAAAACCAAAAAAGTCATTGGTCGCAATTCTAAAACAAGAAAGTCTGTAAATAGGAATTATAATTCTATTGTTTCTCGTCCTTTAGTAATTAACCATTATGTTGATAATCTCAATGAAATCATTGGAAAGGTATCTACTGAAAAAATAATTGGATTCATGAAAAAAATGCTTGTTCAAAATAATATGCTTACTGGTTTGTTGATGATGATTCAGAAAATTCCAGTTTCTAACTCAAATACACAAGAAGAAATGGAAATTATGGACTATAGAGATACTCTCTACAAAAATGTAATGAAAATGAAAAAATATATTGCTTACCAAATGAGTGTTCAATCAACTATAGCAGGTCTTCATGGATATATGACAACATTAGCAAAATTATTAGTGAGATCAATGAACAAAGTTCAATCCGGTGGTGTAAATGTTCTTCAGCTGATTTTTAAAATAATGACTGCTTCTGTTTTTATTTCTAACTTATTGAATGCAGAATCTCAAGTGGTTATTTCTGCAAATAGAGAATTAACACTGAATTCTGGTACATATGATAATTATAAAAATATGGATAATATGTTAAATGATATGGTGGTACATGGTCACACTTTTGTAAATACAGAAGAAAATACTATGCCTCACTTACATCAATTGTGTAACATAAATTCAGACCCCACTTGTATGGAAACAATAACGAAAGGTTATTCTTTAACAAAAGATTACAACCCATATGTTCCAGAGTTGTCTACACCTGTTAGTCAATTTGAAGAATTTGGAACTATAGGTCGTTGGAGAGGACAGCATATTAAGCTGGTGTCTGGACTTATGAAACAGTTTAATTCATATTCTTCAGAATTGAGTGATATGTTGTATGAAGGTTGTTTGAAAATAGTGGATTCTGTTGAGAGCCATCCGACAGAATTAGTTGTTTGGAATTTACAAGAAGCATATGACGACCTGCAAAAGATGTCTGAAAAAATAGTAAACGAAAATATTGAAAGTTATAATTTGAATGTGAAAAGAGAAAAAGCCATGAAAGAGTATGAGGCAAAGTTAAAAAGAGAAGAACAAGAGAGACTTGAAAAAATTGAAAGAGAAAGAGAAAAAGAAGAAGAGAAGAGGAGAAAAAAAGAAGAACGAAGACGAGAAGAGATTAATGAAGAAACTCATAGAGTCCAGATGGCTATATTAAAATCCCAACAACAACCAAAATCTCAAGGATTTTTTTCATCTTTTCTCGGAACAAGTCCTCAAATTAAGGAATTATATGAACCTGTTACCGATTATTCACAACATTTTACACATAAAAAAGTAGAAATACAACCGAGAAAAAAGACCAAGTCTCGTAAAGAATTTGTATCTCTCAATACCTCATTAGAGGTAGTTCCAACACAAGTAGAACAAGAAGTTGAAAAAGTTGTTGAAACTTTTGAAGACCAAATTTCTAAAAAACATATGCCAGAAATTGTTCATGCCCTTGCACAAATCGGAGTTTTTGAGAAAGAGAGTATCCCAATAAATGTAAATACTATTGTTGATGTTTATCAAATCTCAAGAAAGGCTGAGAAGAAAACTACAAGGAATGAAATAAAACAGAGTACCAAGATTTATTTTAACAACTTGTGCAGAACTACTTTTGTGAAACCCATAAGAGCTTATTACAACGAAACTACAGAACAGATTCAGTTGGACATGGATACAAATTGGTATATGTTAAGGGTTGTAATGGCAAATCTTATGAATACTGTAGAAGAGAAACACTCAAAATTTTTAAATCTTCCAATAGAAAACATCAAGATATCTGATGAACTTCGTATTAAAAGTTTGTATGAGTTGTCGAAGTTGTATGTAAAAATATTAACTGATTTTGAATACGGTCTCATACAGGTTTATAACAAAATACCAAAGAATTCGGTAGATGAATTATATAGTCAAACTACTGATATATTTGCTACAACAAACGCAATGATTAAACATCAAATTGTTTCTGAGAATGCTTCTCTATTTCCTTACACAGCTAAAAATAACATTGAAATGAGTATGCTTAAGTCTATGCAGAAAGAAAAATGGAGAGAACAATGGAAAGAGTTTCTTTCAGCAACCCAAGAAACTGTAAATAATACGATAGCAATATCTTCTTCTATTTTATCTCCTGCTGCAGAATGGACAAAGATTGGAATGGAAGGGGTAGGTGAGGTTGGAGAAACAGCAATTAAATCTATCCTCATGAAGCCATTTCATGTAATAGTAGATGAAACTTATGCCATGTCTATAACGGCTCTTTCTGCAGTATCTGTTGTAGGAGTTGCTTTTATGATGATAATATCTATGTGTTATTACCAGTTTGTTGGAAAAATGGTCTTTAGTTCTGCTAAAAATAAAAGTACTGAAAGTTCTGTTACTCCTCCTCCTCCTCCTCCTTCTTCCTCTGAAAAGTTCTCTGAGTTCCAAAGAAGGTGGAATATGATTAGGGAAGCAAACATGAGACAGACAGAGCCATCTGTAAATCAGTTACCGTCAGAGCTTCCACAAGAGACAATTCAACCTCCTACCCAGTCTCTTC